TGCAACATATCTTGACACGGATGATGACGGCGAAGGGAATTTTCACAGGGCTAATTATTACCTTGAAAAACTGGAGAAATGGAAACAGAAGAAAAAGCCTGTCACATTCAAACTTTTAAGGACTTCACCGAACGGAAAAATACTTTTGTGGGATACGAATATCCCGGTCACGATTGAAGATTATCAGATTGTGGAAGATGCAGAAGAACAGGGGCTTGACGTTGTTGTAAAGATTGAAATGCGTGAATACAAGGAATGGGGAGCAAAGAAACTTGTAATCAAGAAGTCGAAGAAAAAGAAAAGCAAGAAGAAAAAGACGGTAACCAAGAAGAAAACACGCAAGACAAAAGACCCGGCAAAGTCCTACACAGTCAAAAAAGGTGATTGTATGTGGGCGATTGCAAGGAAACAGTTGGGGAACGGCAACAGGTGGAAAGAAATCTATAACCTGAACAAGTCAACGATTGAATCTTGGGCGAAAAAGTACGGTCACAAGTCAGCGATCGAGGGAACAGGATGCTGGATTTTCCCCGGCGAAAAACTGAAATTACCTAAAAAGTAGAATGGATGTGATGGAATGGCAAAAGACATTATTGACGTGGCAATCGGTGAAATCGGATATGCTGAATCAGGCACTAACCTGACAAAGTACGGTGCCTGGATGGGAATGAACGGTGCCGCATGGTGTCATATGTTCGTTTCATGGTGTGCAGATCAAGCCGGGGAAGGTGCAGCGGTCCCGAAAACTGCATCAACCACAACCGGGATGAATTGGTTCAAGGGCAAAGGACTGTTCAAGGCAAAGGGAAGTTATACCCCCAAACGTGGCGATTTAGTTTACTTCAAAACAGGGCGTAGTCATGTAGGGTTGGTTGAATATGTATCAGGTAGTACCTTGCACACGGTTGAGGGCAATTCCTCAAATAAAGTAACAAGGCGTACATATTCCCTTTCAGAATCAACCATAACAGGCTATGGTGTACCAAAATATAAGAATCTGAATGTCAGCGGGTCCGGGGGCGGTTCAGGGGGCGGTGGAAGTTCAGGCGGTTCAGGCAGTTCAGGGTCAAAAGAAGAACTGGCATACCTGAAAAGAATCCTGAAAAAGAAAAAGCCGGAGAAAAGCACGGAAATCAAGGCAGATGTTCAGGAAACGGACAAACTGCCAAAAGGGGTTGTTGACGTTCTGATCACAAATGGAAAGAAGCAGTTCTTTGTTCCTGTTGAAGATGGGATGAAAGTTGTGTGGGAACGACAGGGAACGCCGGGAACGCTGACATTTTCTGCAATGTATGACAAGAATTTCAAAATCACAGAAGGCAACAGCGTCCTTTTGTCGGTGGACGGAACAAAGTTCTTTTATGGGTTCATCTTCAAGCACAAAATGTCAAAAGACGGCATGGTGTCCTATACGGCATATGACCAATTACGGTATTTGAAGAACAAGGATAACGTCATCTACACAAAGAAACGTGCAGATCAGGTCATCAAGCAGATTGCGAAGAAGTTCAACTTGCAGACTGGAACGCTTGCCAATACCAAGTATGTCATCCCGAAAAGGTTTGATGACAACACGGCGTTGATTGATGCAATTCAGAACGCACTTGACGCAACCACAATGATGAAGGGAACGGTCTATGTGCTTTATGACAAGGTTGGGAAACTGACCTTGACCAATGTTTCCAAGATGCGGGTCAACGAATGCCTGATTGATGAAGAAACCGGGCGTGATTTCACCTATGAGGTCACGATTGATGACGGCGTTTACAACCAAATCAAACTGATGTATGAGAACAAGGAAACAGGCAAATATGACATATACATTACCAAAAATTCAAAGAAGATAAACAAGTGGGGTGTCTTGCAGTTTACTGACAAGATTGATGATCCTGACCTTGGGAAACTGAAATCAAAGGCACTCTTAAAACTTTACGGAAAGAAAAAACAGACCCTTTCCATTTCAGGGGTCATTGGGAATAAAAAAGTCCGTGCCGGGTCATTAGTCCCGGTCATGCTGAAAGTCCACGAACTGAACCTTGCAAATTATATGTTGGTGGAGAAAGTGACCCACACATTCAAAAACAATGAATGGACTATGGACTTGATCGTGTCAGGGGGTGATTTTAGTGCCGGATAATGGAAGCGTTGGAACACATTGGCTTGATTATGTGAAACAGGCAGCAGTTCAGGCAGTCAAGGCGGGCAACCCTTGTGATTACACCATTGGAACGGTCACTTCAATAAGCCCCTTGAAAATCAAACTTTCAGAGGGTGACGGCTTGGAACTTCCCGCTGACTTCATCCATCTGTCAAGGAACGTGACGGACTATGAAACAACCGTCACCATTTCAGATGATTATGGGTGGAAAACCAAGGACAAAGGCGGTGGAAGTGGTTATTCTGCATATGAAACCCATAAACACGATATTTCATTGAGCAAAAAGAAAATCAAGGTACACAATGCCTTGAAAAAAGGGGAAAAGGTGCTGATGATCCGAAAATCAGGCGGTCAGGATTACATTGTTATAGATAGGGTGGTGAGTTGATGATTCCAAACAGTGAAAACTACGAAGATTATGAAAATGAAGATGATGAACTTGAATCTGATTTTGAAGTGGAAACAGAACCGTCATACACCTATGCAATGAAGATTCCTGATGACGAAACAAGCGAAAGTTCATTTGTCGGCAAGGTGGATGACGTGGAAGCCAAAGAACAGGCAATCATGAAGATACTGAACACTGAACGCTATGAACATGAGATTTATTCATGGGATTATGGCATTGAAATCAAAGACCTGTTCGGAATGGATATTCTTTTCGTCATGAGTGAGATCAAGACAAGAATTGAAGATGCAATCCTTCAGGATGACCGTTTTGAATCGGTGGATGATTTTCAGGTGGAACAGGTAGGAAAGAAAGCCATACATTGCACATTTACGGTCACAACGGCTGACGGTGAAGAAATACAAAGTGAATATGACTATGAGGAAGGGAGTGTTGAATAATGTTTGAAGAACAGACCTTTGAAGAAATCAGTTCCCGGATGCTATCAAACGTAGATGACAAATACGATAAAAGGGAAGGTTCAGTCATTTATGATGCAACCGCACCTACGGCATTAGAACTTGCCCTAATCTATTCCATGATGGATATGGTGCTTGATGAAGTCTTTGCAGATACGGCATCCTACTATTACCTGATAAAAAGGGCAGCAGAAAAGGGATTGTTACCCAAGGAAGAAACAAACGCAATATTGGAAATGGATGTTTCCCCAACAGATGCGGCAATAACGGCGGGTGACAGGTTCAATTTGAATGAACTGAACTATACCGTAATAAAGCCCATTTTAGACAAGGACGGTGCATATCAGGTTGAATGCGAAACAGCCGGAACGGTAGGCAATCAGCAACTTGGGGCGTGTCTGCCTATCGAAACAACCAATGAACTGAACAATCTTGAAAGTGCTGAACTGACAGAAGTGCTTATTCCCGGAGAAGATGAAGAAGATGTTGAAACTTTCAGGGAACGGTATTTCAGTTCATTTGACAATAAGGCATTTGGTGGAAATGTCACAGACTACAAAGAAAAAATAAATGACATTGACGGCGTAGGTGCTTGCAAGGTATTCCGGGTATGGAAATCAGGATATAACCCGGCAACATTCATTCCATCCAGTGCGGTGACAACTTGGTACAATTCCATCATTGAAACACTTACAGAAGAAGTCAAGGCATGGCTGACTGCGGTATATACGGCGGCCACAGAAAAACTTTTGACGGTGGGCGGGACCGTTAAAGTCATTATCATAAATTCAGAATATAAAGCACCGTCACAAACATTAGTTGAAACAGTTCAGGAAATAATTGACCCTACTGATACAACTGGTGAAGGGCTTGGGGTTGCCCCTATTGGTCATGTTGTTAATGTGGTAGGCGTTGTTTCAAGAACAGTGGATATAACTGCAACCTTTACATTCCAAAGGGATTATAGTTTTTCAGTGCTGAAAGAAATTATATTTCAGACAATAGATGACTATTTTTCAGAACTATCAGAAGATTGGGGGAATGAAGAAAACCTAATTGTCAGGATCAGTCAGATTGAAACAAGGCTGCTGAAAATTACTGGTATTGCAGATGTTTCCAATATATCGCTGAATGGGGTGGAAAACAACCTGATTCTTGAAAAAGATGAAATACCGATAAGGGGTGATGTAAATGGCTGAACTAATGGAAAGAAAACGGTTAATTGAATACTTGCCCCGGTTCATGCAAGATTTTTCAGAACTTAAAGAACTGCTAAATATCACAAATGGGGAAACTGATGCAATAAATACACAGGTTGGCAGAATCCTTGATGAAGCATTCATTGATGACTGTACAGAATACGGCATTAAAAAGTATGAATCAATATGTGGTATTCTTCCCGCCGATACTGATACTTTGGAAGAACGAAAGGCAAGGGTAAAAATAAAATGGAATGACAGTATTCCATATACTTTCATAGCCTTAATTAGAAAGTTAAATGTGTATTGTGGCGGGGCAGACTTTTATGACATTGATGCAAATATGGAAGATTATGAAATATCCATATTTACGCATTTATCGTTGTCTACTACTGTTCAGGAAGTAGAAAAAATGATTGACAGGATCATGCCCGCTAATATGCACTATGAATCGTTCAATAACATTGAACATACATTGAACGCTATTTTATATAGTGTAGGGGCAACGATTCAGGCAATCCATACAACTATACAGACAGAAACAAACAAAAGTGAACTACTGGAAACACAAAATCATTCTGTCGGTGCAATCATGACACATAAACTTGTGGAAATATCAAGTGAAACAGAACAGGTTCATAATTTGGCAACCACTACGTTTCAATCAGGCATAGTTGTTACCCATAAAACAATTTCAATCAATTAGAAAGGATGTGGTAAAAGTGCAAAGTTTTATTATCACGAACAATGGTCAGGAACTTATGGCAAAAATGATTGCCGGAACTTCCACCGCAACATTCACAAAAGTCTGCACGTCTGACTATGACTATTCAGGCATTAGTCTTGAAAGCCTGTCAGCATTGCAGAGCATCAAACAAACTGTTTTAATATCAAGCATTTCAAGAATTGATACAACCCTTGTGAACTTGATAGCAGCAGTTGACAATTCCACACTTGAAGAAGGGTATTATATCCGGGCGGTCGGATTGTTTGCAGAAGATGGGGAAGGGAACGAAATTTTATATGCAGTCAGCATTGAAACAGAAAACCCGGATCATCTGCCGCCGTTCAGTGGAAAGACAATTTCAAGCATTACCTACAACATGAATATCAGGGTGGACAATTCTGCACAGGTCACGATTGAACTTAATCCAGCAGCAGTTCCAACCATTGAACAGGTTCAGGCAGTTCAGCGTAACATTGACACACACGCTGCACTTTCCATTTATACAGAAACAGGCGTTCATGGCTTACGGTATTGGAATGAAGCATTGCAAGCCTACAACACGGAAACAGAAGAATGGGAAGATATTGCTGCTGGTGGCGGTGGGATTTCACCGTCAAATGTAACTGACCTGAAATGTAAGGTAGGGAACACACAACTGACTATTTCATGGAGTGATCCGGGAAATACAGTTGTGGATGATCAACTTCTTTGTACATGGAAAGGTACAAAGTTGGTGATGAAAGCCGGGGCATATCCTGAAAATGAAAAAGATGGAAATGTGCTTGTGGATAATCAGACGTTAGACAGATACAAAAACAGTGGTTTTGAAGTGACCGGGCTGACCAATGGAACAACATACTACTTTGCATTGTTCCCATATTCAGATAGTGGAAGTGTGAACCGCAACGAAGGGAACAGGATTTCAGGAACGCCACAACCATATAAGACAATGACAGCGGTCATTGACCTGTCGAATAGTAATCCGTTATCTTCTGTTACTTATGAGGATGACGCAACAGGAATGACCAAGGGCAGTGACGCATGGGATGACTTCATTGGTCACTATCCTGTTTTATTGGACGCAAGCGGGAATGAACTTGGGGAACTTGACCCAACCAATTACAAGAAATACAAAGATGGAACGGACGCACCTGTTAATGTACTGGCTTCCTATGATGTAATGGTTTATTTTCCGAAACGTGGCGTGTCAATCAATACAACTGGGAACACTTTGAGGGTATCGGCAACGGATGATCCTGACAATGAGGATTTCAAGTATTATGCACATTCATACGGTGCATACAATAATTGTGATGGCGTATATGTTGGGGCATACAAGGCATCTGCTTCAGGAAACAAATTGTGGAGTTGTTCAGGTCAGTCACCGCTTGTCAATCAGACGATTGGCACATTCAGAACATATGCAAATGCAAGGGGCAACACCTATGAGCAGATGACATTCTATGTCAGAACTTACCTTGCAGTTATGTATATTCTGCGGTTTGGAAACCTTAATTCACAGTCAGCAGTAGGGCGTGGATTTGTTGACGGAAACAGTGCC